GGTGCCACGGGCAAGCACATCCGCCGGGGCTCCTTCCCCCGGGTCGTCGTCATGCACGAGAAGGACGGCAAGGAGCCGAAGTCCAGCGTCGGCCGGATTCCGACGATCCGATACGAGGAACGGGATGGCGTGGGGTACATTGTGGGCGACATGGAGGTGGGAAGGGACATTTTCGACCGCCTGATCGCGACCAACGCCTTCCCCAGGCGCTCGGCCGAGATCTGGTCCGAATCCGACCACCTGTCCGAGGTGGCGCTGCTGGGCCGCGAGACGCCCCGGCGACCGCTCCCCGACACGCACTTTGCGCGTGCGGGCCAGAAGATCACGTTCTCGAAGTCCAACCACGACCTGGCCGGGGTCGGCGGCGGGCTGAACACCTTCGTCCCGGCGACCATCAAGGAGGAGGCTGCGATGCCTTCAGACAGCGACATCCGCGAGCAGCTCGAGGCGATGAAGTGCGCCATCGAGGGCATGGCCGACACCATGAAGAAGCACTTCGGTTCGGCCGAGGAGAAGGGCGAGGAGGAGAAGGACGAGATGGCCGGCGCGAGCATGGAGTTCGCCGAGGAGGCCGGCGAGGGCGACGGCGTCCACATCGACATCGACTCGCACGGCGAGGAGAAGGAGGAGGCGGGCGAGGAGCAGGAAGTCATCGCGATGCGCTCCACCTACGCCATCCGCTCCGAGAACGCCCGCCTGAAGGCCCGCATGGCGCGCCTCGAGGCCGAGATGAAGCGGGAGAAGTTCGCCCGCGAGATCGACATCCTCGAGCAGGAGGGCTACCGCATCCCCGAGTCGCAGCGCGGCGCGCTCCTGGCGCAGCTGCAGTCGGCGTCCGACCCCGTGGCGCTCCTGGAGTCCTGGCGCGACCTGTTCGCCCGCGACCCCATCGGCACCAAGATCGACATGAGCCGTGCGTCCCTGCCGAAGGCGATGAGCCCCGGCGACGTCGGTGACCTCGTCAAGCAGTTCGCCGGCAAGCCCGAGGAGTTTGCCAAGGCGATCAACTCCCGCATGACCAAGCGCTGAACCCCAGCAAGGAACCCCTCAAATGATGAACTTCTCCCCCAACCTCGTCGCGGGCGGCACGATCAACCCGTACCGCATCGTGAAGATGGACACCACCGCCTTCCAGGGCGTTGCCGCCACCGCTGCCGGCGACTACGTCGTCGGCGTGACCGACGGCTCGACCCGTCGCTTCGACGCTACCGCGCACGCCACCAGCGGCGACCCGATCTCGCTCCAGCCCGCCAACTGCGTGCAGATCGAGGCCGGCGGCAACATCACCGCAGGAGCGGCGCTCAAGCCGTCCACGGCCGGCGTGGCGATTGCCACGACCACCTCGGGCGATGTCGCCCTGTTCGTCGCCCTTGAGGCTGCAGCCAGCGGCCAGATCTTCTGGGCGTACCGTCTCCCCGCCACGAAGGCGATCTGATTCCAGACTGACCCAAAGGAGGTCAAGCCATGAGTTACGTGACTGTCGGCGGCGGGCTCAACACCTACGTCCCGTCCACCAACGCGCTCGCCACGGGCGCGCTCCAGGTCGAGTTCACCCGTGCGGTGAACACGTTCCCCATCACCAAGTACGCGCAGATCGTCCCGGTGAACCAGATGACCGGGTACTACCTGCGCCTCAACTCGGACGACAACGTCCGCGTGACCGACGTCAACGAGTTCGCGTGGCCGCTGGGCAATGACCGTCCGGTCGGCAAGATGAACGAGCACGACTTCGTGTCGTTCAGCTGCGCTCGGTATGCGTACCCCTTCTACATCCCGAACGAGACCGTCAAGCAGGCTGCCTGGGACGTCGTTGCCCAGCACGCTCGCTCGAAGGCCCAGCTCGCGATGACCGGCCGCTGCATCCGCACGGCCACGGCCCTGACGACCGCCGCGACGTTCAACGCGGTCGGCAACTACGCCGCGACCGGCACCGCCTCCCCGGGCGGCGCTGCGTGGACGACCTCCTCGACGAACGTCATCCAGAAGGCCATCCAGGGCGTCCTGCAGCGCATCTCGCTCACCACCGGCGGTGCGGTGCGTGCCGAGTACGACGTGATGATGGTCATCAGCCCGACCATCGCCAACCTGCTCGCCCAGACTGACGAGGTCCGCAACTACGTGAAGAACTACCCGGCCGCCCTGCCCTTCCTGCAGGGGTCGGACACCTTCGCGAAGTACGGCCTCCCGCCGAGCCTGTTCGGCGTGCAGGTGGTCGTGGACGACTCGGTGCGCGTCACCACCCGCAAGGGCGCGGCCAGCACGACCCGGTCGTTCGTCTACGGCAACTCGGCCGTGTTCGTGTCCCGTCCGGGCGGCCTGGTCGGCGTGGAGGGCTCGACGTCCTTCGCGACCTGCCAGATCTTCGCCTTCGAGGACATGACGGTCGAGAACTGGGACGACCCGAAGGACCGCCGCATCGAGGGCCGCGTGATCGACAACAGCGCCAGCGAGGTGGTTGCCCCGGTGTCGGGCTACCTCGTGGCTGACGTCACGAGCTGATACGGCAGCATCGGCAGAACCAAGGGGGGGCGGGAGCACGGGCTCTCGCCCCCCGTCTGCCATGAGGGGAGCACCGGATGGCCTACGCAACCTACGCCGACCTTGAGAAGGAACTGGACGCCCGCATCATCGCGGAGCTCGCCAGCGACTCAGGCAACGACGCCCCGCCCCCGAACCCCATCACGACGATGGCCCTGGAGCGCGCCAGCGCGATGGTGGCCTCGTACGCCCGGGTGGGCAACATCTACACCGACACCGACCTGACTGCCCTGGCGACGGCCGGGGACTGGCTGCTGACCGGGCTCGTCTGCGACCTTGCCACGGAGGTGCTCTTCCAGCGGCGGGCCATGAAGATCCCGCCGGCGGTCGAGGACCGGATGAAGCGGGCGCACGAGCTGCTCGAGGCCCTGCGGGACGGCCGGCAGATCTTCGGGGCGGTCGCCAAGGCGGCCGACGCCGGCCTGCCCGAGGTGCGGGCGACCCCGCTCAACACGCTCGCCTACTACAACCAGGTGTCCTCGAGCGGGTTCTTCCCCTCCCGCAAGCCGAACACGATGCCGGGGGGCTGACGGGTGTTTCGCGGCTGGGGATCGTGGAACAGCCGGGTGGCGAAGGCGCTCGAGAACCGCCATGTCCTGGATGGCATCGCGATGGCGGTCGCCAAGCACGCGAAGCGCCACATCGCCAAGAGCTACGGGCGGGGGCCGACGGGCGACGAGCAGGCGCTGAAGCCCCTGAAGGAGATGGACGTCGAGTACTGGTCGCGCACGAAGCCCAAGGACGGGCCGATCCTCGGCAGCCGCGAGGTGACCGAGATGCGCCAGCGCAAGACCAAGGACGGGCGGATCACGGTCAAGCCGACCAAGGTCACCGAGTACCTCGTCAAGGGGCAGTCGTACCGCGCAGGCGGGAAGCCCCTGCGGGACACGGGTTACCTCATAGAGCACATCGGGGCGCGGGCGACCAAGATCGGCCCGACGAAGATTGAGGTCGTGCTGACCGGGCCGATCTACGGCATCTATCACGAACTGGGCTTCTCCACCTCCAAGCCGAACTACATCCCCATGAGCCTGAAGGGCAAGCGCAAGCACGCCACGGGGAACGACCCGGCCACCGAGGGGCTGTCGTGGGGCAAGGACTTCATCATCGCCTGGGGCGGCGTGGACGTCCCGGCGCGGCCGTTCCTCGTCCCGACGACCAAGGAATGGGCAGAGATCGGCCGCACGATTAGACTAGGGCTCGCACGAGTGCTCAAAGGAAGGACGCGCTAAATGGCTACGGCAATCTTCGTCGCGGGACCGACCCGCATCGATTGGTACGACGGCTCGGTCTGGACCGAGCTCGGGGAGTGCGACAACGACAACCTCCCGCAGGTGTCGTGGAACGACTACCAGCACGAGATCAAGACGTCCTCGAGCGGTGCCATCCCCGAGGAGATCGTCCTGCAGAACTCGGACGCCACGGTGACCTTCACGCTCGTGAAGTGGGACGCGACGGAACTGGCGCAGCTCGAGGCCCGCCAGCGCGGCGCGCAGGGCACGACCACCGTCGGCCGCCTGCTCGTCAACGACAGCGGCGTGTTCGGCATCCGCGTCTACCCCAAGACCCCGGGCAAGACGACCTACACCTTCCTGCGGTGCTACCTCCCTCCGGGCGGCATGGCGCACTCGCAGTTCGGCAACGTCGAGCGCCGCCTCGGGCTGACGGTCAAGGCCGTCCCCGACGCCAACAACCTCCTCTACGCGACGGGCACGAGCGTATGATCGACCTCAACGAGAACGACGATCCCCTGCTCTTCCGGGCGCAGGTGCCAGCCGGCAGCCTGGTCATGCAATGGACCGAGGTGCTGGCCGCGCTCGCCAAGCCCGGGCAGGGAGAGCCCTCCGTGCAGGACGTCGCGGCGGCCATCCGCAAGGTGGCCCGGACGCCCGATGTTGCGGCTGGCTCGACCGACGAGATCCTGTTCGCCGTGTTCGCCCGTGCGGCGAAGGCGGTGGAGCGGGCGGGAAACTGACACGGGGGGCCGCCCTCTTCCTCGCCACGTACGGACGGCCCCCCAGCGACTTCGACAGGGAGACGGCAATGGGACTCGCGGCCAACATCCCCATGATTGAGGCACGCAAGGCGCTGGCCTTCGCGCAGGGGATCAGCATCGCCTTCGGGTCGCCCGAGGCTGCGCAGGCGACCATCCGCCTCGCCCACGGCAGCGATGATCTTGCATGGGCCGTCCGCATGGCCCTGCAGCACCAGAAGGCGGGGGTGCGCTGATGGCCGTGCAGGCTGACTCGGACGTCTGGAACGCGCTCGTCCAGGATCTCAAGGAGTGGATGGACGAGGCCGGCTATGGCCCGGTCGTGTATCTCCGCGAGGCCCCCGGCGACGATTTCACCGGGCAATACGCGATCCAGGTCATCCCCGGCGGCGACACGGCGCGGCACCCCATCAGCGGGGTCGGGCTGCTCGAGGCGCAGGTGCAGCTCGTCGTCTGGTGGCGGAACCTCTTCGACCAGGCGCACCGGGCGACCCTGCGGATCGCCGGCGACCGAGGCATCGAGCAGTTCATCGACGCCTTGCGCGCCCGGATGATCCAGAACACCCTCGACGGGCGGCTGACGATCCCCTTCACCTGGAGGCAAGGCGGCCAGGTCGAGATGGTGGACGAGGCCGTCGGCTGGATGCGCGGGACCGAGACGTTCGTGTGCGCCTTCGAGATCGGATGGAGCGTGCAGTAATGGAAGACCTCGGACGCATCGTCATCGACGTCAACGCGGCCGGCGGGGGTGGCGGCGGCGGTGGAGGAGGGGGCGGCGGCGGCATGGGCGCGGCGCTGCGGGACATCATCGTGGGCGACCTCTCCAAGACGGCCATCCGGGGTGGCATGGGCATCCCGCTCGTCGGGGACATGGTTTCCGAGATGCTCGGCATGGTCGCCAAGGTGAGCAAGGTCGGCCTCGCGTTCACGGTCGCGCTCGGTGCGGTCATCCTGGGAGCCAAGGCGGTCGCGGCCACTTTCAAGTTTCTGGACAACGCGGCGGCCGGCCTGACCGAGACGCTGGCCGAGATGAGCCCGAGCATCATGGTGACCCGGATGCGGAACGAGCTGCTGCAGTTCGCCGACCGGATGCGGATGGCGGGCACCGTCGGCCCGGTGATGGCGGCCCGCGAGGAGGCGCTCGGGCGGCTGGAGCGGTCGATGTACCGCCTCGGCAGCATCGTGGGGGTGTTCGGGGCGAAGCTCCTGACGCCGCTCTACAACGTGCTCGCGGACATCCTCGAGGCGCTTGAACGCAGCATGGGGATGATTCAGGCGGTCGTTCGCGCCCTTTCGACGGCCTACGGCATCATCGGACGCTCGCTGCTTCCCTTCATGCCTTCGCTGGGCATGGGCTACCTCGGCGTTTCCGGCGTCCTTGGCACGCTGGCGAACTCCATGACGCAGATCGCCCGCAACACGAATCCCGTGTACCAGGGCAATCAGCCGTTCATCGACGACCTGCGCCTGATGGGGGCTCGCATATGAACGACGCCACCAAGCAAGCCGAGCGCGACCGCGCCGTGCGCGAGGCCCAGGCATCGCAGCGGTCGCTGCAGGCAATGCAGGCGGCGGCGGCGCGCATGGCCGCCAGCAGCGCGATCCGCCTCTCCGACAACGCGCCCTTCATCCATGACCTGCGCCTGATGGGGGTCCGCATATGAGCACGCCGACCGGAAACGCCTACCTCTCGTTCGACTACGACGGCCGCAGCTACGACATCGGCTTCGTGAACGTGACGCAGTACGAGCAGCGCCCGGAGTACGCGGCCGACGGCTACACGCTCGACCGCTACGCGGTCACGGTCGCCGGCACGGCCCTGATCGCCGACGGCGCGACGAACACCTACGTGGAGCTCGCGTCCAAGATCCGCGACGGCACGGGCCGGATCGACTCCTTCGACCTGCGGATCAACAGCCAGACGCTGATCTCCAAGACCGGGCCGGATGCGACCCGTGGCCCCCTGCTGCAGATGACGGCCACCGAGATCACGGGACGACGGGCCGTGCTGCTCACCTTCACCCTGTCGGCCAGCCTCTCGCAGGCCAACATCGACGGCAGCGCCACGCCTCTCGCCGACTACCCGCTGATCTCGCACACCTGGACGCAGGCGTTCACGCTCGACGCCGGGGGCCTCGTCACCCGGACGGTGCGCGGCACCCTGATGGTGAACCTCGCCGCGACTGGGCTGACCACGGTTCCGCCTGACGATGGGCAGATCGCCAGCGTCACCGGGGTGGTGCCTTGGCCCGACATCTACCGAAAGTGCGTCCTGCCCGTCACGGACGGCAGCAGCATCTGGCGGCGGGAGTCGCAGACCTTCGCCATCAACGAGACGGGGAACGCGCTCACCTACGAGATCCAGGACTCGCAGGCGCGCACGAACCTCCCGGACGGGGCCTTCGGCGGCACCTGCGACTTCACCTACGAGCGAAACCGCCGCGACCTGTCCTACGCCACGCTCCGATTCTCCTGCGAGCTCGAGGGGCTGATCGACGGCGACGTTCGCCACCTGATCTGGGCGGCGGTCGACCTTGCCACGACCCGCATCCCGTTCTCCAAGGCGATCCTCGACCGCCTCGTCGTGACCGAGCAGGAGATGCTCAAGAAGGCGAAGGTCAGGCTAGAGATCGACGCCCGTGCTCCTGCGACGGACCTCGAGAACCCTACGGCGAACGTCGGGGCCGTCCCGCTTGCGCGCCTCGTCGGCATCGCCTTCACGGTGAACCGGACCTGCAGCTTCGCCGTGGGTGCCTACGGCAGCGACAACTTCGGCGTCTATGGCATCCCGCATTGGGACGGGAACACCGCCAGCGCAAAGCCCGGGTCCGTGCAGGACATTCAGGTGGCGACGATCCAGGCATTCGTGGATGCCCTGTGCCCGCTCGGGACGCCTGCGACGGTGCTGCTCGTCCCGGACACGGATTTCACTTCGGCGAACGGCCTGATCGTGCAGGGGCCGTTCCCGAACGAGCAGGTGGGCGGCTTCAACTCGAGCGGCCAGACCACCTCGGTCGAGAAGGTCTTCACGACCACGAACGTGGCGGTCGAGACGCGGATGCACCGCCTGCAGACCATGTACACGCAGGGGGCCGACTTCGTCTTCCAGGCGGGCAAGGCCCGGGTCATCCTCGAGGAGGTGAGCACGGTGCGCCGCACCAACAGCCCGCCGAACCGCCTCTTCCGCCCGATCCCGGCCGGCTTCGTGGTCGTGAGCGAGGATTGGAAGGTCAACCACGGCGAGGTCGACGCGGCCGGCCAGCGGTCGTTCACGGGCATCTACGTGCGCCGGCTGATGTCCTACGACGGCGGCGGGGCGACCTCCAACGGCTACAGCACCGTCTCGAGCCGCCGGCAATGGTGGGTCCCGGGCGCAAACCCGAGCGTCGCCTCCCCGCTGGCGCTCGGCTACAACCTCGACAACCAGGTGGAGGCCAACAACGTCTTCGCCTTCGGCAGCTCCGCGCAGACCTACCCGGTCGGCACGGCCCAGAACTACGCATGAGCGTCGTGAATGCGTACATCACCGCAGGAGGAACGGTCATCCCCTGCCTGCTGCCGACGCAGGTCGAGCGCGACTATGCGCGCAGCCTCGGGATCGACGAGGCCGACCTGTTCCGGGTGGACGTCCCGGCGGGCATGACGCGCTGGACGCGGGCCACGGTCGTGGTCGCCAGCACCCAACTCGCCACCCTGTACGGGGCGGCGACGGTACGCCTTGACCTGAACGACGGCAGCGGCGGCGTCGTGACCCTGCGGAGCCTGTACCCCCGCCCGCCCCAGCCCTTCCTCTGGCGGCAGGCGGGCGGCAGCGTCCTGGTCGAACTGGTGGACGAGCGGTTCTTCTGGCAGTTCTCGAGCGCCGCCGTCATGGACAAGGTCTTCGCGCCGCTCTGGTCGAGCGACGGGCGGTGGCAGGTGAACGACGCGACGGCGGCCGTCCCCATCGACTCCTACAGCGACGTCCTGGCGGAGGTGGCGACGGTCGCGAGCGGCCTGAACCTGACCCCGCCGACGGGGTTCGTGACCCGGTCGCCCGAGCACGTTCGGCGTCTCTCCGACCTCGTGGGCAGCCCGAATGCGAGCCTTGCGATGGTCGTGGACGCCGTGGCGGCCGCGAACACGCAGGTCATCGTCCCGGACGGCGTCGGCGGGTTCGTGTTCATCGAGCGGTCGGCCCTGCAGGTGCAGTACGACAAGCGGATGGACGATTACCAGCGTGCATTCTGCGGCGGCGGGCAGCCTGTCAACGGGGCCGCCGGAGGCTCGGATACGCTGGTCGGGCTCTGGAACCAGGACGGCTACCAGAACCGGGTGCCGCGCTCGGCCCTGTCAATCCTGGCGCAGCGGTCGGTCGAGGGGAAGACGGTCTACGACAACGTCTCGTCCGTGGACGTCCCGGCGGGGCGGCAGCACTTCCCCTACGACCAGAGCTACAACGCGACGGGCACCCCGACCTGGACGCGCCAGCCGCTTGACCTCGGGCAGGCGGCCCTGCCGGAATCGGCCATTGTGGTCAACGATGCCGCCGGCGGCACCCTGACGACCTGCCCGGGCTGGAGCCCCGCCACGCTCCTCACGCAGGCCCGCAACGACTACCGCGACCGCTACGAGCACGTTCCCTTCGGACGCACGGTCTGGGCCGGGTTCATCCCGTGGTTCACGAGCACATCGGCGGGCATCGGCCAGGTCGGCTGCGTCTCGTACCGGCTGGGCATGGTGGAGGGCATCCCGTCGCCCTGCACCATCTCGGAGGCCCGGGAGGACGATTGGCGCTTCGGGCTGCAAGGGGTGGGGGAGAACGAGCCGGCGCGGTTCGTGACGGGCAAGGGCCTCGCGCACGCCTACCGCAACTGCGTCGGGGCCACGGTCATCGACGTCCCGCCCCCGATGACCCGGGTCTTCCCGGCGCGGATCACGGGCAGCACAAGCCTTGGGAACTGGCGCTGGTCGTACTCCTTCGAGGAGGTCGAGCCGAACCCCACGATCAGCGCCACGCTTTCGGTGTCGACGGGTTCCTATGCCCGGACGGGCACCCTCACGGCGCGCAACATGGCCGAGAACGGGAACAACCTCGCGGGCGGCCTGATCGCCCCGGGCGTGACGGCGGCGCAGTACGCCGGCCTTGCGACGGTCGCGCCGCTGCCCATCTCCACGGACACCATCGTGATGATGTGCGAGCAGTTCCCGACCGCCTACGTGCCCGAGGGCTGCGCGCCGAGCGGCCCGCAGTTCTGGTTCTCGATGCCGAACGCCATCCTCGTAGAATGCGTGGAACCCTGAATGCAGCAGACCTGGAACCCCATCGTCGCGCAGGGCGCGGACTACCGCGCCACCGTCGAGGTCACCTCGTGGCCGAGCGGCTATCCCGCCTTGAGCACGGCGACCTCGTGGGAGTGGGTGCTGTCGCAGCCCGAGTCGGCGGCGTTCCTGACGGCCAGCTCTGCCGGCGGTAGCCCGATGATTACCCTGAACGTGGGCCAGACCATCGGGACCATCGTGGTGCCGTTCGCGACCACGGCGGCCTTCCCCCTCGGGCAGTTCCGCTACGACCTTGACATCGTCTTCAGCGCCACCGTACGCATCCGGCTGATCTCGCTCGGCTCGGGCACGGTCGCCACTTACTCGGGGTCCACCTGACATGGCAGACGTGGAAATTGACGTCCAGCCGAACAGCGTCACCGTGCAGGTCGGCGGGGTGGACTCCATCACCGCCGGCGCGGGGCTGACGGGCGGCATCATCACCTCGAGCGGGACGGTCGCGGTCGACTTCGCGGTCGATGGCGGCGGGACGTCCAACCAGGTGCCCCGGGCGACGGACACCAGGCTGTCGAACGCCCGGACCCCAACGAGCCACGCGGCAAGCCACGGGGCGGCCGGGACCGACCCGGTGACGCTGACGCAGGCGCAGGTCACGAACCTCGTCAGCGACCTCGCAGGCAAGGTGCCGACCACGCGACAGGTGATCTCGGGCACGGGCCTGTCGGGCGGCGGGACGCTGGCGGCCGACCGCACTTTCGCGGTGGTCTACGGCACGACGAGCGGCACGGCCTGCCAAGGCAACGACAGCCGCCTCTCCGACGCCCGGACCCCGACCGCGCACGCGGCCAGCCACGGGTCTGCGGGCAGCGACCCCATCACCATCTCCCAGAGCCAGGTGACGAGCCTCGTGAGCGACCTTGCGGGCAAGGTGCCGACCACGCGCACGGTCACGGCGAGCACGGGCCTGACGGGCGGCGGCGACTTGAGCACGAACCGCTCCTTCGCGGTCGACTTCGCGGCCAGCGGCTCGGCCACGGCGGGCAAGGCCTGCGAGGCCACCGACAGCCGCCTGTCGAACGCCAGGACGCCCACGGGGGCAGCCGGCGGCGACTTGACGGGCAGCACTTACCCGAACCCGACCATTTCGCGCCTTGCGACCTACCCCATCTCGACCTCGGCCCCGGCGACCGGGGACGTCTGGGTCTACGACGGCTCCACCTGGCAGCACACGGCGGGGACGGACGTCCAGCGCTTCACGACGAGCGGAACCTGGACGAAGCCCACGGGCTGCAAGAGCGTCCGCATGGTGCTCATCGGGGCGGGCGGCGGCGGCGGCAGCGGCCACAGCCACGCCACGGGCAACAAGGGCGGCGGGGGCGGCGGGGCCGGCGGCGGCATCACCGAGCTCGTCTATCGGGCGGCTGACCTCCCGAGCACCCTGACCGTGACCATCGGCACGGGCGGCGCGGGCGGCACGGGCGTCTCGGGCAACACGAACGGCAACCCGGGCAGCGCCGGCGGCACGACGAGCGTCTCGGCGTCGGGAACGACCTACGGCAGCGCAGCGGGCGGGGCGGGCGGACAAGGTGGCACGAACAACGGCGGCACGGGCGGTGTGGTCGGCACGCTTGGAGCTGCCTTGTACGCTGGCAACGCAGGCGGCACGGGCGGCGACCCGGGCTTGGTCGGCAACGTCGGCGCGGCCGGGATCGGCGCGGCGGGCGGCGGCGGCGGGGCAGGGATGACCTCCGGGGGCACGACCGCGAACGGAGGCAACGGTGGCACCAGAATCTCCATCGGCACGGGCGGCAGCGGCGCGACCGGGGGAGCCGGGACCGCCGTCGGGATCTGGGGCTCGGGAGGCGGCGGCAGCCCGTCGGTCGCGGGAACGTCTGCAGTCGGCGGTGCTGGCATTTACGGCAGCGGCGGCGGCGGCTCTGGAGCTGGCACGACGGCTACTGGTGCCGGCGGCGCTGGCGGCAATGGTCTTGTGCTGATCATCTCGGAGTACTGAGCCGTGACGACCGAGCAAGCGATGACGATGGATCGGTGGCTGAAGCTCGCCCAGTTCGGGGTGGCGCTCACCGCCCTCGTCGGAGCCATGATCTACGCAGGCCAGCGGTCGGAGCGAGACGAGCACCAATCCAAAAGCCTTGAGCGCATGGCGACGGAACTAGGGCAGATCCGGGACGCGGCCACAGAGGGGAACGCCCAGATCCGCATTCTTGGGGAGCGCGTCAGGGGCCTCGAGGAGCGCACGGGGCGGCTGGAGCGGCGATGACCCGCCTTTGGGCCGCCGTCGCCTTGGGAGGCATCCTGGCGGCTTGTGGGCCAAGGGAGCGGATCGCGGGGACGGCCAACGAGATCCGGGACGAGGCGCACCTGCTCGTCGTGCGGGGGACGGCCACCCAGGACGCGGAGGTGGTCGAGCGGGCCGAGCGGATCGACGCCTTGGCCGCGACCATCCACGAAGACCTGACCGGGACGCAGGACATCACCCCGGCGTGGATGAAGATGGTGATGATCGTCGGGGGCGCGGTGCTGGCGATTGCCGCCTGCGTGATCCTCTGGCAGACGGGCATCGGGACGGCCATCCGCACGGCCATCGGGTGGATACCCCGGCGCAAGATGTCGCAGGCGGAACTGGCCGTGGATATGCTAGACCCGTCCCGACCGGAAGGGGACCGGGAGTTCATCGCCGCGATGCGGCAAGACCCCGAGTTCGACCTGGCCTACAGGAAGGCGCAAGCGCGCCGGAAAGCCGCAAAGACATGAGCCCGATCCTCGCTGATGCCCTCGGAACCCTTTGGTGGTCGGTCCTCTGCTTCGTCGCCGGCGCGGCCCTGACGTTCGTCGCCTGCAAGAAGGGCTGGATCAAGTGCTGAAGCTCGTGCTCGCGCTCTGCCTGGTCATCGTGGCGTGAGCGCGCTCGGGGCCGCTTCCTGCTGCTGCCCGACCGAGCCGCCCGTCTACCCGGGCGAGTATTACGTCTTCAGCGTCTGCGCGGAAAGCCCGTGCTGCGACCTTGAGTGCGAGGGCGCGACACCCGTCAAGTGGTGCCCGTCCTACGCCGTCGCCCAAGGGCTGGCGGTGCCCATCGTCCTCGTTCCGGGCACCTGCATCAAGATCAAGGTCGATTGCTGCACCTACGTG